AAATTTAATAGGCACATTGTTATCATCTACATCTAAACTATTGCGTAAACCGCCAGTATTAACGAATCCGATAACTTCGTTTTTATCGTTTACTGTGATTTTCATTATTTCCACCCCATAATTTTAGTTATAGTAACTTTGTTGGCATTCGCTCCAGAACCTGATGTTTTACCTAAATCAAAGTACACATCGTTATCTATTCTTAAAGTAGTGCTACTTGTTTTGGATAGTAAGCACTCATAAATACCGCCACCGTTGCCGTCTGAGTCAACTACATTCGCTTTACTCAATTGAATCGCGTTAGGTAATGCGGTAAGTCCGAATCCCTCAATAACGCCACCTGGATAAGTTCCACTTACCAACAAAATAGAATAGTTTGTGTACGGTTCAGTTAGATTGATTGTTGTACCTACACCATTTGCGCCACCGTCGAACAATACCGTTGATTTATGTTCATTAGGAACTGTCCACTGTTGCTCAAGTCTGCCGTTTGTGATTGATCGTGTGTAAATCTTTTTAGAGTTATAAGGTGTGAAGTTAAATAGCTTGTTTGTATCATCTTTAACGAATACCGATAAATAACCCTCATAACTTTCAACGCTACCTGGTAAATCCGGCACTCTTGTTGCATAGTAATTACCAGCAGTTAAATATCCCAAATCGCCTTGCGCATTATTTAAGTTAACTTGAATTGATTGACCATTCGCCTCTGTCATCTTATGTTGTTGCCAGCTCGTTGTTCCGAATTTATCATCTACATACTGCTTAGCTTGATTTAAAGCGTTGTTAGACGTTTCTTCAACAAATTGCTTAGTTAAGTTTCCATCATTCTTTTTATAAAACGGGTACCATGTGCCGTAGATTTTGTATTTTGTGTACTCATCGTTTGAATCGTCTGGGTACCATGTTGCACGAGCAGTATTATTATCAACAACATAAACAACTAACACACCAGATTTGCTTGATGTATAAGTTGATTCATCGAACGAAGAACCGTCATCAACACCATCTTGTCCAGGCTTCTCTAACGTGCCTATATCCGTCTTTTCTGGCGCATCTGTTGCATTAGTAATATGAATAATCCTAGATGTGTTAACTGCGCTTAAAACGCTATCTATGGACTGCTCATACGATTCAATTGCTTTACCGTAATCATCTGTAAGTTTAGACTTTTGCCAATTCGTTGTTGAATTACCTTTAACAAGGTCAGCGCCATTGATTTGTTGTTCAACTTCGTTAACACGTTCAAAAATCGCTTGCTCTTTTTCAACTATTTTATCGAATTCAGCTGTAACAGCTTGTGTTGCACTAGTTTGCGTCGCAGTAATAGCTTGTATAGCTTCGTTTTGCTTGATTTCGATTTGTTGAATGCCTTTTGTCGCACTATCATTCACTTTTGCTATTAACGTTTGTGTATCAGCCATATTTTGCTTTAATTGGTTAAAGTCTTTACCGACAGCTTCGATAGTATCTTGAATAGATTTGATATAAACAAGCTTTGTTATACCATCAAACCCACTAACTAAATCATTTTCAATATTGAAGCTAAATTGACGTTCAACAACAACATTATTACTCCCGTTTTGTGTAAAGAATGCCTGAGCATGCACCTTGCCTGAATGTTTTAAAATTTCATTCGGTATCACATACTGCAAACGCCCATTAATTGCGTCTACTATCGTTAATTCGTCTGAAATATAAGCGCCTCTATCTACGTTATAATCATCGGTTTTTAACACGATAGATGTTTTAACATGTTCAGAACTTATAGATAACGGTCTGTTATTCTTAGTTACTGCAAAATTTAAAACACCAGTTCCTCTATCTGATTCATAGAAACTGATGTTTGTGTCAATAACCGGATTATATTGTGATGTTGTTTGTAACTCGATTAAGTTATCATCTTTTGAAAAATTATCTACTACCATTATTCAACCTCCTTACCTTCTATTATGCTCCAACCACTATTACCACCAGTACCAAAGTTTCTAACGAAAAACTGGTGAGCAGAAGCAAAGTTATTACGTCTTAGCACTTGTGTTGTGTTACCCGGTGTATTTGATTTTACTTCTAACACCCAGCCTGCAATACCTTTGTAATCTTTAGGGAAGTCAGAAAAACGTTTTGATTCTTCAGTGGTGATATAGAAGTCTAAACCAACAATTTTTAAATCAGACAATTTCGTGATGCTCTTAGGGATATGTTCCCAATAACCAGCACTTTGTGGGTTAAAATTCCATGAACCGTTGTTTTTCTTGTTAAAGATGTCGATAACACGTTCGAATTTAAGCATATTTCTACCTGTGCTGTTTCTGGTAAGTACTTGTCTTAGAGCACCATTATAGTGTCCAGGCAGTACATCAAAGAACCAACCTGCATCTCTAAACGCTTTCGGTAACGGGAAATCTAACGCATTTTGTGTGTCTTGCGTATAGATATAGTAATGACCAACTTCCGTAATATCACTTAGATATGCTGGGTTCTGTATTGGTAACGGTTTAACACGTCCGCCTGAATCAGTCATTGATACTTGAGGCGCGATGTTTTTCAAGAATTGGTTAACACCTCTTTGGCCGATAGAATAAATTGAGTGATGTCTGTTGTTACCAGGTCCAATAGTTACCCCTATTAAAAGTGCTTTACGTCCTGTTTCTAGATCGTAATACATATCTAGACCCTCAGCTTCTTGGAAGTCTCCTTTAAAGTTATTATTCACACCGCCAATATCGATACGTCGTTTAAATAACAATTCTTTTGTTTTTATATCGAAACCTTGTAAGTAGTTAGGGTTGGCTGTATTCGAATCACCTGTATACCAATATAAGATACCTGCATCATAAGTGATACCTTGCATAGGTTGTGTATCTGAAGTGTATTCCATAGGTATATCCATTTGATACAATACTTTGTCTATACCTTTATCAATATCGTCAGCACTTCTTACTTCAATGAAATTCAATGAATTCTTAGCTTGTCTTTCAGAAGCTTTATATTCACGTCTGAAAATCATTAAATTTTCTATAGGATTATAAATCGCTGACGTATATCTGTCGTTAAATATATTCGGCATGACATCTTGCATTTCATTACCATAAGTTATTTCTCCAGTTCTATATTGGAAACGTACAAACTTGTTGTTTTTGTTACTGTCCAATACAGCTGAATAAATCCATAATTCTCCATCAATGTATCTATACGCATTGTGTGTACCGTGACCGCCGTTTTTAACAAGCAATCTATCAATAAATTGTCCGTTGGGCTTCAATCTAGATAACATGTAATGATTACCTGGACGAGCTTGCGTCATATAAATAATTTTCGTTCTAGGGTCTACCCAAAATGATTGCATTACTGCATTTGTATATGGCGATAAATCAGTGATAAATTCCGGTTCTTGCTCTTTTGGTTCGAATCGGTATTCTGTCGCTCGATATTCTTTATAGTGTTCATCTACAGCTTTCTCAACCTTTTTAGTGAAAGCATCTAGTGTTGAATAATCATGATACAAACGATCTTGCAATGTCTTATGACCATAACCTGTATTATCAATACGCGCGTCTTTTACTTCATTGATACCGTCGCCGTTATGGCCTAGAATCATATTGCTAAAACGGCCATTTAAATACGTTAAATAATCTTCAACACTGTCATTCAAGTATTTAATTTGTTTCGCTGAGTGTGCGTATATTTCTTCTTTTTGATGGTATATAAACATTTTCTCAAGTTTGCTCATACCTTCATCTAACAAGCGATAGTTATACTCATGTTGAGCAACTATTTTCCGACCTGTCATTGAATGTAAACTTGTAATTAATCCGTAAGCCATTGGTTGCCTCCTTTAGTCGTAAAAACTGTAATAATCCTTGATTAACTCGTACATAATAACCTCGTGACCTTTTTCGTTAGGGTGTAAGCCGTCCTCCATGCTCGCTTTCCTAAAAGCTGGATTGTATGGCTTAAAGTAATCTGTGTGATATGCGTCAAACACTGGTACATCTAACTCACTACAAGCTAATATTTGAGCGTTTACATAGTCCTCAAGTGTTAACCCTAGTTTGTTTTTGTCCGTGTCTTTACGGCGTATTGTTGTACCACTCATAGGGCATTGTCTTGTAGCTGTCATCACTAGTATTTTTGAATCTGGATTATTCTTTCTAATAACTTCAATTGCAGAACAAAAGGCACCGTAAAACGTTTTTGTATCCGTTTTATCAGTGCCTATCGGTACGCCTGCCCAATAACCGTGTAACCAGTCATCATCAGTGCCTTGTAATATGATTAGGTCTCCTCTTATTTGCTCTGCTTGTCTATAAATGCTGTTTTCTACCGCTTCTTTACCTATTGGAACTGTTGCCATTGTTGCGCCACCTCTTGCAAGATTAGTCGTTTTAGCTTTCAATTTCTTGCCTAACATTTCTGTGAAATTAGTTTTTGCGTGCGACCCTCTAGCTACAGAGTCGCCAATCGTTCCAATTGATTTGATGTTTCTTATACTTGATTGACTAGTAAAGTCGTACATGATCGTACCATTAGCAGTTGTAACTGTTTTAGTATTCATCTTATCGACTTTAGCGTTTATTTTTTCATTCTGCTTAACCAATTCATTATTTATAGATAAACTTGCGTTAACTTTTGCGTTTAATGCTTTTAGTTCTTTAGATGGGTCGGATTTTGTAGATTTTACGCTTTTAACATAATTTGCAGCATCATGAACTGCTTTGTTATAACGATTACGCCTTGTAAAGTCTCCTAATACTACATCTTGCTTAGTGATATTATTGTACGCATCTCTATGTGTAGTGATTTCGACTATTCTCACTAAGTCGTTATATCCTATGGCAGAATCCACCACTCTAACAACATCACCTATTTTAGGGTTAGCTTCTGGGAAATGTTCACGTAACGCTACAAAGTCTAAGGAAATAGAAGCAGTGACACTTTTCTTTATCAATAACTCCATTGCTTTTTTTAAACTATCTTCTTTTTTAATACGTCCATCAACAAGCGGTGGCGCTTCTCTTTTACCTATCAATTGTGCTAATGGATGAGTGAATTCAATTTGTAGTCCCGCTTCTGCAAAAGTCTGTTGTCCATCAAAATCACCATAACCTTTAATAAAGGTATAACATTTAGATGCATCTTCTTGTATTTTGACGTTATCAGCATTCACACCAGCTTTAATGTAATAATTGGCAAACTTAGATAATTCATCATACAAATGAAACGTTTTAGTCTTTGCATCGTATTCATATTCGAGATGATAACGCTCAAGTCCTTTTTTTAAGATTTCTAATCGTGTATCTCCTTTGCCTAATCCCTCGAATTTAGATGCATCTACTTTTGGATGTAATACATACTTATAACCCGTTCCTTTAAAGACAGTATTGAAGAACTCAACGCCTGTAAAACTTTCGTTATACTCTTGGTAAATCCTAGAATTGTTAAGGTCATCAAGTTCTTTTTGTCTAGCTTTGATATCAAGCCTTATTTTTTCGCCAATAGTAGACTTATCAAGTATGACAATTACATATTCGTTGAAATCATCTTCACCTTCAACATGAGTGATCGTCCACATTTTAGTTATAGCACCTATTGCGTCAAACGTACTCGCGTTCTCGATAATAGTTAGATCCAAAGAACTATCTTCATTTAGCTTTTTACTTACTTTTGTACTAACATTAATAGCGTGCCCTACACCCTGTAGACTTTTTAATAAAATTGGCATAGGCTACTCCTTATCTAAAATATAATTTGTGTCTAAATGTAATTTGTTTCATTACTTTATTAGACTTGAATCGATTCCAGCCTGGATATAAAACCGGTTGTTCTAAAGTTTTATTAAAAGAATCTATATTTAAATAACCTCTATAGGTATGTTTACCGTCGAAGATTATTTTATCTCCGGCTTTTAAATCAACTTCCTTAATAACTGAGATATTTCCTTTATCTGTATAGAAAGTGAATCCATCCTTATCATTAGCTTTAACATCTTCGGCTAACTCTATTTCAACAACATTAAACTGATTAAACTGTGTTAAAGGAACATCACCGTTATAATAAACTTCTCCTGAGTTAGTGTTGTAAAATGTCATTTGACGCCTCTTATCACCTTCGTTTGTAGGCAATCTATCAGGTACCGACCATTTTTCAGGGTCGTTATCACTTTCAAGATCAGTACTATAACCGACACTTTCAAAGTATGGTAGTTCGGTTGTTTCAAACGACAAAGAAAATTCCCCTGATGTTTGAGTTGTGTTAAAAGAAACTTCACTTACTAGTCCTACAAAAAGTTGTCGTCCATCAACATAATCAAGCTCAAATGCTTGTTTGTCTTTTGGTATATCTAATATATGCTCATACTTAATTGAATTGTCTGGTGTAGCTAATTCTCTTAAATAAAAACGTCCAGCAAATAGTGCTTGGACGTCTGACTTTAAATGTGAAGCATAAGCAATTTTAGGTACTTTATACCTTATCTTAATCTCTACTTTTTTAAGTTCTTCTTTAGCGTAATTATGAAATCTACCATCAATACCCTCTATATCAGAATAGTTACGATGATATCCTGCGCCTGTAACGTTATATTCAACTACTTCCAAGTGATTATAAGTGAAAGGATTGTCACTGACGCGATACTGTGAACCATTCCTTATTACTTCTATATCGTGCGCTATCAACTAACAAACCTCCCTTATAATAAGTTGAAACTTCCGTCTATAGCGTTCATGTCATCAATGCGTGATTTAATTAAATCAAGGTCGCCCTCATTTCTAATCGTTACATTCACAATAGGTCTATTATTTTCTTTTAAGCTATGTTGAACATCGCTAGTCATGTGTCTGTCTATAGAAGTACTTACAGGATTTACTATACTATCTGTCAAAGTAGAGGATAGCTCTTTATTAAAGGCACTGCCAAAGTCTGTAGCAATTACTATTGCTTGTGATACCGCTAAACCTTTACCTAAGCTACTACCTCCACCGTGTCCACTTACGAATGAAGTTACAGAGTCCCAAGCTGATGAAATCGCATCGCCTACCGCGCTGACTACTTTGTGCGCAGCATTGGCTACACCCTCAGCTACTTTGCCGATTAATTCCGCTCCGGCATTTAAGAAATCACTGAAGAAACTTTTAATCTTACCAAGTGCATCACTCATACCGTCACCTACATTTGAGACAACTCTTTTAAACCCATCAGCTACTTTACTCGCGAAACTTGTAACTGTATTCCAAATGTTAGAAACCCATTCAGAACCTTTTGTGATAATAAAGTTTAATGCTTGTCCCATTTTTTCAGCCACACTCCAAGCAACACGACTGAACCAACTTGTAACAGTGTTCCAAATACTGCTAACAAAATTAGTGATTGTACTCCATATCTGTGACCAACTTGTACCAAACATTGAAAGCGTTCGATTCATTACGCCAGTTAAAAAGCCGATAATTGACTCCCAAACTGATTGCATGTATTGCCAAATCGTATCAAGTACATTGGTAACCGTAGTTTTAATAGTCTCCCAAGCACCTGAGAAGTCGCCAGTAAGCAACTGAATTAAAGCAGTGAATAAACCTACTATGATTTGGACAGCTACGGATATCACTGTTCCTATGGCTTGGAACGCAATTGTAATTAACGTCCACAAACCTTGTATGATATTCATAACATTTGTAATAATGCCTATTACCAAAACACCTAAAACTTGCATGAATACTTGTCCTAATACTTGTAATATAGGCATGATTGGCTGTAATGTTGATTGAATTTTGCCCCACAATTGAGTTAACCAATCTACTACACCTTGAATCGCACCAGAAACGGCTGTTTTGATACCGTTCCAAGCTTCGGTTATTGTTTTTCTGAAATTCTCGTTTGTTTTCCATAAATAAACAAGAATACCAATGAATGCGCCAATTACGGCAATTACTGCTAATACTGGCACAGAAATACTTGTGAAAACACCAGCTAATAAACCGAACACTTTACTTACCAAATCAGTTATCCTAGTTAATTCCAGTATTCTTGTGACAATATTTAATAAAGTTACGCCAAACACATTACTTAATACACTGCTAACAGCTGCAATCGGAGCCATTAAAGCCCAAAATACGCCACCTAAAATACCGATAACACCGATAATTTGAGCGACTGCTGGGTGTGCTTCGAATAGTTTGGCGATAAATCCAGCTAAATTAGTAATGAAATCTAGTAATTTACTAGCTATAGGAGCCATTGCAGTACCAAATGCCACTAACGCTTTTACGATATTACCGATTAACTGCATAATAGTGGGACCATTCTCTTGAACGTAACTGATAAAGTCTTTAAATCCTTGTGATTGTCCTACTTGTTCTGACCATGCTCTAAATTGAGAAGTTAATTTAACTAACCAGTCAAAAATGTTAGAACTGTTTTGAGCAAAAGCAATCATTAAATTACCAATACCAGCGAATACATTGCCAAATATCTGACCAATCTTAGGTAAGTTAGTGGTAGTGTAGTCAATAAACGCTTTAATAGCATTCTGACCAGCCACACTATTAGCCCAATTTTGGAAAGCTATAGACATGTTCTGTAGTCCTTGAGACACAAATTTGAACAACGGCATTAATTGAGTGAAAATGTTAATTAATCCGTCGCCAAATCTTCCTGCAGCGTTCAATAAATCTCCGAAGATTGCGCCACCTATGCTATTCAATGCTTCAAATGCTTTCTTAGTTGTTTCAGAATGTTTAACCCAATCCTCAAACTTGCGTGCGTTTGCTTCAACCAGCATAGATACTTCGGATAAGAATGGTTTTAATTGAGACATCGCACTTGTAACACCTCTGATACCTGCTGACATCGCATTAAAGATACTTGCTTGATTCTCTTTAACAATATCACGCCATGTAGTTTTTAACTGATCGCTCGCATCTCTAAAGTTTTGAACTTCTTTTGTTACTGCCAATGTTCCATCTTCAACCATTTTAAGAGCGCTAATAGCCATTGCACCAAAGCCAACAACTCCAAGACCTGCGACAGAGAATGCGCCAACTAAACCTAAAACGCCACCACCTAATACACCAACCGCATTAAGTACTGCCATTATTGCAGGTACTAACCCGGCAATCACTGGTATCAATGCTTGTATACTAGCAATCATTAAGCCTTTAACTTGTTGTGCAAAAATTGTACCAAATGTACGAATTTTAGTAGCTAGCGCGTCCATTTTCTCACTATAATCAGTTAAGGACTGATTCAGTGCCTTAGTTAAAATTTGGGTTTTTGTCATACCTCTCGTATCGAAATTAACTTTTATTGTTTTGTTGTGTAACGTGGCCAACATCGTTTTTGCACTAGCAATTGCACGTTTTAACGGTGAATTATTACCATCTATTTTAACGTTATGTTCACGCCATTTTTGCGCCATAGCTTTAGCGCGTTGTAAAGCTCTTTGGAATCTTGAAATATCTGCTTTTACATCTGTTTCAATTTCGTTTGGTACAGACGTCTTTGCTAATCGTTGAGCTTTCCTTACGTTGCTTTGGAAATCTCTAATATTGGCCATAATCTTTGCCATAAAATGAGTATCCAAAGGCTAACCTCCTTTCGATTCAAGGAATTTTCTTGTACCTTCTTTGAAGAGTTCACGTCTTCTTTTTTCTTCTTCTAATCTAGCTTTTTGTACACGAGCATAGCTACCAGGTTCTCTTATTTCGTAACGTTGTTTCTCAATGTCACGAATCATACTAGTTAGCCTCTTAGAAGCTTGTACTAAGCCGTTAGCTTGCGCTTGTTCAATTAATAATTGTCTTTGATCTAGGTACCTATCCTGACCACCAATAAGCCAATCACGCCATTCAGCAGGTGTTAGTGCTAACAATTCATGTTCAGGGATATATCCTAAATATCTAGCTGTCAGTTGCCTTATTTTTGAGTAATCGTGTAAGGTTCTGCGCCCATGATTTCCTTGTAATTCTCTTTCATCATTTCTATGCCTGCTTTCGTCATTTCTTTGTCCTCGCTTTTGGCCATATTCGGTGCTTTGTTCAATGTCATCCAGTACGAGCGACTCTCCCTCTTGAAAAAACCACTATTGTTAAGTTTGTCCAAAGCCCCTTGTAATAACGGCAAAGTATCCTCGTTTTCAGTGATGAAATCATCAATCGCTTTTTCTAATTGTTCTCGAGTTGGTGGGTTTTTTAAATAAGCAGTAGCACATTCCCAAAATTGTAAAATCGCTTTGTTTCTAGATTCTAGCAAACCGTTAAAGATAACATTGAATCCTGGCATTGCTCCTTTTCTCCCATCTTCGCTATCTTCTGAGAATTTTTCAGCTTTTCGGTCAAATGCAAATGTTACTTTTGCTTCTACTTCGTAATCTTTTTCTCCGTCATTAATTTTTAATGTTGTAATTGGATTAAATTCAGTCAAAATATATACCTCTTTTCAATTTTTTTATAAAAAAATAGGGAGCTTACGCCCCCTTGATCTATTAGTTTACATAGAATGGTCTTCCGTGCGTGAATCAGATACAACACTAGCTTTCTTTTGATTCTCGAATGTTCCGACTTTTTCGCCGAATTTTTCGTATTCAACTGTAGGCGCACCTGCAGCTTCAAACCACTCTTTCGGCAAGTTATCTTCAGCACCTTCTGCTGTATTCCATTTAACTTTTAATGATAGTTCGATTTTGTCACTTTCATCATCAAACGACATTTCAAATGATTCTGGAACAACATAACCAAACATTCCGTGATGTTTACCGTCTGCACGTTTATTACGCTCATAAAGCCATATACGCAACTGTCCACCTGTTTGTACAGCGTGTTTCACTGCTTCAATTCCTTTATCTCCAGGCACATTACCAATTGTTAATTTAAATGATTCTGACATTGCATTGGGAGAATAGTCCGTTTTACCGCCTCGTACTATTTCAGCTAAATCATTTTCAATCGTATGTCCACCTTCTTGTAAGTCAGCTAATAATAAAGATTCTACTGGATCTAAATCAGTTTCAGCTGGACGTACAACTGCTAAATAGTTTTTTTGCGCCATTTAATACACTCCTTCGTTTTTCTTTTTATGTCTGTACTTAAATAAAAGCCGTATCGTGCCATGCTTAGTAAACCTGTCTATATCAGGGAATACTGCTTGACTATCGATACGGCTATATTGGAATTCGTAATTTTCTATTTCTATAGGTCTGTTAAGCACATAACCTATCGCGCTTAAAATGAGCTTAGCCTCGTATTGTGTAGCGAACTGCGAATACACATGTATGACAATACCGACTGTTTCTCTCATTGTTGCGCTAGATTCGTTGTTAGTGACGTTCGATTCACCCACAACAATATATGGGTAAACAGCGTCATCTTGAACAACGTCAAAGACCCTATCATAAACTAGTTTGTTAATGTTAGGGTCTGAGATTAATCTTTTATATATTTGATTTGTAAGTTCAGGTTCAACTGATACCCACATATTTTACCACCTCTATGAAAAATACTGCTCGAATGTCTTGCGTCCTGCGTCAATTGCAGGATTCCAAAACGGCTGTGGCTCTTGACCATATGTTGTGTACCATTCGCCGTCATCACCTTCAAAACTCCACGGAATCTTTGTAGCACGACTACCACCAGGACCAGTAGCATATATACCAGTACCGTATTCAACGTATATTGCATAATCTGCGCCGACACTTATAACACTGGATAACCCACCGTCGAAATATTTAAAGTCAATACTTTCTTTTAAAAAACCTAAGTCAACAGGAGCTAATGCTACAGCAGTGTTATATATCTTCATCGTTGTTTTAGCGATACCTTTTTTAACCCACTCTTCTATTTTCTTATCGAACTTATCCAATTCAACAACCATGCTATCAGCACCGTACTTAACTTTTGCCATATGGCACCTGCTTAAGTCGTAGTAACTTAATTTCATGTTGTCCGCCCTGATCTACAGAATCACCTTCAATACTAAAGATTCTACCCTCATACTCAAATAAATTGTTTTTAGATATTGGCAAGTCATAAGGTACATATAGGTTTCTGTCATATTCTTGTGACATTTGATGAAATTTTAGTTGTTCAGATGTAGTAGGCGTATCCATAAATCCTTTAATTGTTTTATCGCTTACAAAGCGCTCTTGTATAATTGGATACTCTCCTACTTTTTTGATACTTCCAATAGAAATAGTGTGAGGGAATTCGTCGTATGGGTTAAACACAAACAACACCTCTACCTTATTGGTTTAAACGGATGAAACTTTGCTCGTTTATACCTGTTTAATACTCCACTAATGTAATCAGGGACACCATCGTTATAAGTGTACGACACTGTCCCCATACTTCTTGACTTTAAATTCTTTTTAACTTCAGGTCGTTGATAATACTCTAGGACATCTGCGACATACTTTTTGATTGAGTAAGGATAAACGACTTGACCATCTTTCATAAAATCATTGTTTGTTATATCCCTAACATCTTCTAGTATTCCGTCAACTTCCATCTTAAATATTTCTTCTTCATCACTTTTAACTTCCACTCCATTTTTCTTGAGTAAAAGTTTAACATCTTCATAAAGAGTCATTTTTATCACTCGCTCTTATCAGACGTAGTACGACGTGATTTAACCTCTTTGTAACCGACAAGACTGTAATAAGAGTCAAATGCCTTCTTTGTAACAGTAATAGTCATATTGTCTTTTTTTACCTTAATCTCTTCTGCAGGATTAGCCATCATATCTCCTCCTATTCAGTTGGTTTAAGCGTTGCGAACGCTTCTGGTTTAACGTTCATGTATGCAATATGCATCGTCGCACGTAAAGCGAACATATCACGTTCAAATAATGATACTGGTTGGCCAGAAGCATCTGATGCTTGTAACGTCGTTAACGTGGCATCTTCAGAAATTGCATACTCAATACCTTGTAAGATACCGTAACGTGCGTAATCCCAATCACCCATTAGTGCTAACGATTTCTTTTTGTCGTATACATCCGCTCCAGTATAAGATAGTGGTAATCCCATAATCTCGTTCCCGTTAGCATCAAATAATGGTCTGTCATTAGCATCTAAAGCATTACGCATTTTACTTCTGAATGAACGTGTAGTTAATACTCCGTTTGGATCTAACTCTTCATCTTCAATAGTAGCCATTAATGCCGAAAGGTCTACGTATAAATTATTAGTATCTGTAACAACGTTACCTTTCTCTTCTGCGCCTTCAACAAGCGGTTTACCACTAGTTGAAGTGTTGTAAGGTGATTTAGTACCAAAGATAACAGCTTGGTCAAACGCTTTGTAAAATGCCTCTGCAATTAGAGGTTTAACCTCATTAAAGAAATCTTTTGCAGTCCATTTAAGAAACTCTTTTGATAACGGAATAATTACACCAATTTTCTTAGCTTCCATTTCTGCTTGTGCATATTCAGGCTTAGAAGTTTGAATACGTTCCGTTTCTGATACCCAGTAGGCGCCTACACCTTTTGCTAAGTAAGTAAATTTTTTCTTTTGTGCTGTCATTGGCTCATTTTTAGCTAATTTCATAATTGCTGAATTAGCCATAATGTCTTTCATGATTAAAGTACCTTGTTCTGCTGGAATAACGCCGTTTTTAAAATCCGATAAAATAACATTGCCTGGCGTGTATGTTGGAGTTGCCATATTTTATTACCTCACTTTATTTTCTAATATTGATTTCTTTCGCCATTTCTTCAATGGACTTTACATTTGAAGGGTCTAAATCTTGATTTCGTGATTCTTTAACATCTCTTCCACTCGATTTAAATTTAGACTCAACACCTTTTTGAACATACTTGTCAAAGGTTTCTTTTAAAGCTTTTAAGTTTTGCTCAGTATCTTCATCAGAATCGCCTAAAAATCTATCAACTAAGGATGTTGGTAAATTTAGTTCCTGCGCTTTACCTAGCGCGTTACTTCTTAACTTCTCACGTTTTGCCTCTGCGTCGCGTTTTTCTAACTCTTGTTCAAGAGCACTAATACGTTTTTGTTCTTCTGATTGCTCAGGATTACGCTTCCGTACTTCTTGTTCGATTAGATCCTCAAGATTTTTCTCTTTCCATGATTCTAATCCTTTCGAATGATAACGATCTAATTCAGGTTGAATGAATCGTTTACCTTCTTCTGTATCTAAAAAGCCTTTAACGTCATCAACAGACACCGTCTTAAGTCCCTTTAGATAATCTTTTACTTCTTTATCGTCTTTGTGTTCTTCAAAAAAAGACTTAACTTCTTCGATATTCATATATCAAAACTCCTTTTTGCCCTTCGCGTACCCTAACAGTCCGAAAAGTGCATAATAAAAAGCAGTTTAACGACATGCTAAGGTCGATAGATACATTATTTCTTTTTCCTCTTGTGTTTTTCCCACTCACGATAAGTCATGAATGGGATAACTTCATTTTTACCATCGTCTTTACGTGCTCTCATTACAGTTGGCAATTCATTTTCATCAATATAATAAAGTAATTTGCAACGACAATTAATATTCTCTTTCGCACTGTTTACACCAATAAATAGCTTGGGCGCCTGCCCAACACACCCACTTGATTTAAAATTCTGATCTATTTCCACTGATTCCCCATCTAAATGACGATGAGTATCACGTGTTCGTGTATCTTTAGTAGCATGCCAACGTTTCTTCATCTTCAAACCGTTATCTTTAGCAACCATTGCACTATCAAGTCCAGCTTGTGACATTGCTCTGCCTGCTTCTGTACGAGCCACACGCAATGATTGAGCTTTAGACATGCCGACATCATCACGTATTGCTTTAGCTATCTTAGAGTAACCCTCTCCACTCATAATACCTTGTGTAATGTGCATACGTATCTTTTTCAATACTTCATCACGATGTTTTTGTAGTGTTGGCATTAAACGAATGAACTCAATAGGTTGTTCAATAGCTGATTTGATTACCTCTTTACTCGGAACATCAAACTGCATAGATGTTTGACTCGCCATTTCATATAAATAAAGGCTCATAAGGAATTTTTCTATATAAGTATCTTCTTGTGACTTCTGAATCATCTTAGCTACTTGCCTATAGTCATCAGTCAACATTGTACCTATACGAGTTAACTCCTTATTGAGCCTGTTGTATTTATTGAATTCAGTCCATGTAACATACGCATCATCATTTTGATATTTCTCAAACATATCTGCGATGATTTGTTTTATCTCTTTAAGTCGATTAGCAAATAGTTGTTCTATTGGTTTTTCTGCTTTAGAGATTAAACCCTCGATATACTCATCAATATCATTCTGATTGGTTATTTTGGGATTTGTCATTTGCGTCACCTTCATCTATGTCAGGTAATTTGTCATTAAATTCAAGACTTTCTTTTTCCATTTCGTCTAATTCGTAATCAACATCATCAACTAGTTGTGATTGTCCTAACCTTGTTCGTTCTGAAACTTGTCCCTTCAGGTTAATTAGCACTTGTGATTCTTCTAACTTATTAACTGGAATGTTACGAGTGAACTTAAATATCAGGTTTAAATAACTATCATCATCCAAGTTGTACCCTTTACGCTTTAATGCAGATAAAATAACTTTGAATTGATACCTCAACATAGCTGTCATCTTACGCTCAAACGTCATACACTTGTTCTCTAAAGCCATAAGTTTAAGTTTCATTCCAATGATAGGTACATTTCCGTTAAACTCGTCAGAATTAAAGTTTACTGACTTTGCAAAACGCATGATATTCTTTTCGATTCGATCTAAATGGTTCTCAATCATTGTGTCATTTACATCTTTTGTTAAGTATTTAACGTCCATATCTTTGTCGAACAACTCAAATGCGCCACTCTTTTGTGTTTCTTGAATCATTCCTTCACTCATACCCATACCGCGTAACACAAGGTATGCTAAACGTGTCTGACTAATCTCACTTGATGCATCGCTCATTGTTAAATCATATGCGTCAATTAAGTGAATAACCTTTTCAGCATCTCCTATCATCTCTTTGTTGTTAGGTACACCAAACAATGGATTGTAATCAAATAAATGTTCATATCGTCCAACTTCTTGCAAAGCGTCAATACCTTCTCCTCGAAATACATAATAATAAGCATTATCGTAAAACTCTGCGTACACATAATCAGTGCCATTATCATCATCTTTTTCATAAAAGTAGCGCAATGAGTATGTAGGTTCTAAAATATTGTCGCCAACAAAAATAACATTATAGGGATCTATATTCTTAATCCTAATATCACCATTCGTATCAATATATGCTAACCTAGCACCATATCCGCAAATTGCTGCCATTTTACCTATTTCAGAATCCTCATCATCAACACTATTTCTAATGGCAAAGTTGGTTATAAACTTTTTCAACTTTTCGTTTTTTTCTGCGTTTTCATCTAAATCATAAGTAACAGGAACACCATGTAAATAACCAACACGTGTATCAACAATTTCGCTGTCAAAAGAGTTGTTAAGTTTGTTATTAACAGACACGTCTAATCGCCTTACATTTCCACCAGTTTCAAAATCTTCTTTTTCTTCAATTGGTCGACGTTTGAATATTGGTACATAGTCAATATGTGTCTTGTATCTATTATAGAGATTAACCATTCTCTCTCTATCGTCTTTATGTGACTCTATTAGAGCCTCAATATGCTTAGGCAATATTCCTTGTGCTTCAATATCATCTATTAACTTATACAATGTCATTTCCCCCTCCTTAATCGTTCAGGTTTAGTATGTGTGTATATGGCATATCTTAACGAGTCCAACACGTCATCAAATTCTTTTATAGGCTCTCCGTTTGTAGGGTGCCAAACATATTTAAATACCTCTTGCTTAAACCTATCCATATTATCATAAAGAACAAGTAACTTGTTTTGTTTGAACAACTTAGCAACTTCCTCTACACCCGATAGTTTACTTTTATCAGCGTTAATTGCACGTAATCTATGTCTTCTAAATTCAGTGATGTATTCAGGTCGTGCAGTATCGCAGTAAAAATTAATATTGCCATATCTACTTACAATATCTTTTGCAATAACCACCCAATCATCAATAAACTTAAATTGGTGTGCGTGCTCCTCAATAAAATAAAAGTTACCATCTATACCTCGTCCTATTAACACAATAGATCCATAGTGCTCGTAACCCCAGTCGACACCAGCAAAGTATTCTTTGATAGGTATGTCGTCCAGTTCATCTGCTTTAATCGTATTCTCATTCAAATCAAAGTCGGCATATACTACACCGTCACCAGACACCCACATACCGTTGATATTACGTTCATAGAACATACCTGATGGTGTTGAAGCCTTAATAGACTCTTTATATCTATCATTAAGAAAGTTATTGTCATCGAGCTTAAATTGGTGACTCAGTATACCTGCTTTAGGATCTGTATTTTCAATATAATCTTTCAACAACCAATGCTCGGGATGGTCAGGGTTGGTATCTACCAATATTCTTGCACCAGTTCCACTACAACGTGACTTAATCTCGTCAAACACCTCTTCATGCGCTAACGACGCTTCATTGATATATGCACCAAACGATGTCATACCACGTATAGCTCCTATACCACTTACTTTACTGTGACCTGTCTGAACCACTTGAACGCCAAATAACATGAATGAATTATATTTATCAAAATTAAACTCAATGCCATATTTGTTAGTTAACTCTATTAGTACGTTTTTTTGAATCGTACCTAATGTTGCACCAGCAAGTATATATTGAGGTGTCTCAATTCCTTCTTCGTCTGCTATCTTTCGCACACGCATTAACTCACGTAAAAATAAGTCATTGTTTAATATTGTTTTACCTGTACGCTTTGCTCCGTGATTAATTAACATAAACCAATCTTGTTTTTGCGTTTGCTTCAATATTTCAATTTGTTTGTCCGTATATAAAGATTTAAGTTTATTCATTGACGATCACTTCCGTTATTGCGTCGTGAAGTTGTTTGATTTTATCTTCTGTTCCACTGTCACCTTTATCTATTTGTTCAATCTTCTTCTCAAGCATCTTAATTTCAGTTTCTATTTTCTTGTTAGCTAAAACTTCGTTACCTAACGTCATTCTATTCATACCATCTAAACTAGCGAGGAATGCATCAGCTGTCGCTTTCTTCACTCCCTCTATTTCAATGTCATTCTTAGCTACATTCTTTAGCCACTCATATTCTTCAAAGGCCTTTTGGCGTGTCCATTTTGATTGTTCAGCTACTTCTTGACGCAATTTTTCGTACCTTCCGGAAACCTTCCGATTTTTAAAAAGTGTACTCGCTTCTTTATCTAGATATTCCCCACTCTTACCTTTAGTCGAATACCCTGCGTCAATATATGCTTTCCGTTGGCTCTTGCCCTCTATGAGTCCTAGCACAAACTTTTCTTGCTTCGGTGTTAATTTAATCAATTGTTTTCACTGTATCACACGCCTTTACGTTAATTACTCTAGTTATTTTTTAAATACAAAAATGCCCCTACATCTTGTGCAGGAGCTACGTTCAATAAATGTGAAAGGAGGAAAATAGTTATGGCTCAAAATGCAAGAATTAAACTACCCACCATATAGGCAGGTAGTAAGTGATCAATAGCGTAACATATCATCTTTTATATGTTTGTCACTTCTCAATCACATCGATGAGAACATCTAATGTGGCTATTACCCCACGTCTTAAGATAATTCTTACAAATCAATTATATAAAATTAATTCACAGTTTAAAAATAGTGTCATTTTCGTCATTTCTGTCATTTTTGTCACTTTTGTCATTTCTGTCATTTTCGTCATTTATGTCACTGTAATAGATAGATTTTTTCTGCCAACTCATCACGTCGCGCTAAGAAATTGTTTTTATTCAATTTAGAGTTAGGCATCTTCTTGATAATTGCATCCCTGTTATAACCTTTCTTTAACAACTCTAAGAAACAAAAGTCAACGTGTCCCAATCTCTGTTGTGATTGATTTATAAACTCGACTTCTTTTAACATCTGCGCATACCTTTTATTTGCTCTCTCAAGCCTCACAACAACATCTTCAACCTTGCTTGATTTTTCCCCTTGTGGTTTTGGTAACGTCGCTTGTATGCCATACTGTGCGATTGAGTTGCTATCATATTCCGGTATTACATCAGCTAATACATTACACTTCATTTTATGTGTGCCTATCATATTAACAATTGCTTCTTTGCTATACATCTACTCCGACACCTCCACCCTCATCAAATCTGACTGATCGCTCAACTTTGCAAAATCACTCGGCGCCTCTACATCATCATTAGCCGTCATCATAATATATACTTGCTCAGTTACATACTTACCTAACTCATACATTGCTAGTAAGAATAATAATCTTAGTATTTGTTTAACCATTATTGTCATCTCCTGTATCAATTAAGGTAGACACTTGTCTTAACATATTCTTTAATTGATGTTCGTTTAGACTAGCCATCATAGGACTATAAAATCCACTGTCTTCATCATTAACAGCTTTAATAAAATAATCTTCAATCTTAGCTTTTTCTTCTGGGGTTCCATTTTTATATGTCTTGAATACTTCAGTGTACTTTTCTGGTAACTTCATTTTAGGTATATTAAACATCGTCTACCTCCTCAACATTAATCCCAACTATATATCCTTTGTTCAATACAAGCTCTCTGCCATAATCTTTTTCTATCGTTAAATAATCATCATCATTTCTAAAATCATCCAAAACAAATACTATTTCGTTAAATAATTCATCTTCATGTAATATTAAACTACTACCGCCATGTAATAAAATTCTCAACTGATTCATTTCCCACACTTCCTTATATTTTCAAATAACTGACTCACTTTAATAATTGCATCTCTTTTAACTTGTGCCTCGTACTTCTCTTTCGCTTCTTCTTTACTCTCTGCCTCAACAACTGTAAACCTTTGATTGCTATTAGCTTTAGTTATGTGTGTATGCTTGCGTCCTGTTGAATCTTTGAATGTTGTGACTAAGTATTGTGTCACTTCCCCAAAACCTCCTTGACTCGATCTAAGATGTCTTTACACGTATCCTTTTCCTGCGTCTGCTGTTCCATCTTGTCTTTCGTGGTTCCTTTTCATTTTCTTTTTGTATGCGTCAATGAGTTGATCGATAGTGTAGTAGTTGTTCGCTAATGCAAACGGTAAAAATAAGTTGCTACTATATGGACTTTCATACATTTCATCTATAGTTGACATAAATTCATCTACTACATCACTATCGTTAAAATCGATTTCAACTCGTTCTATATAGTCGTTAAAATCTCCGTCATCTAAATAACCCAAAATTTCTTCAATGTTATCTGCTTGTTGATTAGCAATACTCAATCCAAACGCTAACATGTCTGCTAACTCGTCTAGCTGTACGTCTAACGGTTTACCTGGTTTCTTCTTCCAATTCTTGAACGTTTCCAATGTGTTAAACCATTCAAAGAATTCAACCACATACGCAATCTTGCTATCTCGTAAATTTAGTGTTGGTATTCTATCGTCAAAGTCCTTTTGTATTTGTAATAACTCTTGTAACTGATCAATTGTTAATGTGTTAGTCATTTTCCTGCTCCTCCTCATATTTATAGACCACTTGCCCCGTCATAATCCCTACTGCTTCATCAAGACCAATATCTTCTTTGATTGCATCTTGCATAGCATTAGGTAAACCCTCAAGTATTTCATCAAACGCTTGCGCTTTCTTATACACATCCTCAATCTCTTTTAATAATCCCTCTGTGTCATTGCCGTTATACGCGCTAGCACTAATAACTGATTGTTCGATTTGTTCGCGGTTATTCATTTGCGTCTTCCTCCATAAAAATTTTATTGTTTAATTCCATTCCAAATTTAACTCTTTCATCATCTTTGCCGAATTCGTTTATTAAATCTGTTTCAACGCTCTTACAATACCTATCCCATGTGCTCGCTTTCTTCTCTAGATCTTTGTTACGTTCTCTTAACTTACCTATATCCGCGATAAGCTCATCTCGTTGCTTCTTGTACTCATCACGTTGTTTTCTCATCTTCTTCAACCTAGCTTCCATTACACCTAGTTGGAACCCTGTTTCATAGTTCATTCTATCTCCTCCAGTAACTCCGGATTTTCAAACTTATTGCCTAAGTATTCAATGGCTGGCATTTCACGAACTTCTTCAGCATCAAAAGCTCTCAATAGCTGTACGTCACCAATCATAGTACCAATAGCGTTTCGAGTGACTACACCTGTAACATCTAAATAAATGTATGTTTTATCCCGTTCGATGCCCCAAAGTTTCGTTGATACGACTTTTAATATATCGCCCTCGTATAATTCTCTTCCCCACAGATTTATACCAATTGACTGCATAAGTTCTACATCTGCCATTTTCTCAGTCTTTATAAACTCCTTTATAACCTTGCCGTATTCATTTTCTTTAGTTGAATAACTAACTTCGCTATTGTGAAGATCTAACGCCACAACCTCACACATCTTTTTTTGTTTCGGTGTCCCATACTCGATATTTCGGCATCATTCTACTACCTCCACTTTTTCGACCTCTATGCTTGCAGTTTCGAATGGGAGCTTTTTACGAATCAGTTTTAATACCATATTCGTAGCTTCTTTCTCATTCGTACTTTGCACATAATAATGCTTTTTTAATTTATAATCACATTTAGATGCTAAGAACTTGATACAAAGACTTACTTTATAGGTTTGCATCATTCTACCAACTCCCCATCTTTCCAAATCAATGTCATCGTCATGTCATCGTTTAAGATGTAGAATGCTTTGGTAGGAAAAATATTGTCGTCTTCAAAACGTTCGTTCAAACTGATACCTTTGTGTAATGCGGATTTATAGACTCCTTCTTGAATCTCGTACACCTCAAACAACCTATCAAACTTAGTCTCTTCTGTGATTTCCTCTTCCACTTCGACTTCGAAAGGAGCATCAAGTGGCACACAGACTGATGTCGTACACTCATTTGTGTCCTTTTGAAAACGAACGATGCCATCGCCGTTACCTGTTGTAAAAAAATTTTTGCCCTGTGATAACTCCGGATTTTCTCGCGCCCACTTAATTAATTCATCTAGTCTCATTTCTTTTTTAACTTTGATTTTCATTTTTATATCTCCTCTTGAATAGTAAATTTATCGTTAATTGATACGTATCCAGACACATTACATAAGATGCTATCAACATGAAAAGTCACACAACAGTTGCGTTCAACATCATTTGAATAGAATCTTTTATTACCTGATAACTTGGGGTTATCCCAAGCCCATTGGATAAGTTCAGGCAAGTTCACTTCTTTTTCAATTTTGATTTTCATCATTTCCAACTCCTTAAAATAAAGTTAGTTGCTTCTGTTCCTCATATTCCAAACCATATTGCTTTATATATATTTCGAACTCTTCGGCTGTATCAAATGTCTTTTTCACACCTTGCCAACCTGGTACGATATGCCCATGAAAGTAATAAGTGCCGTTTACTACATGGATATGAGCCACTCGTTCGTTATCCTGATACAGATATCTCTTAGATCCGAAAAATTGGTTTAAGTATTCTTTGCGTGCGTTATCGGTTTTAGGCATTTATACTTCCTGCCACTTCTTGAACATTTGGTTATAAGTGACATCGAACCAGTACGGATCACGTGAATGTTTTTGAGGCACATTAAACAAATGTGGCTTCTTTCTTCTTAGCTCGGCCTCTTTGCGTCGTTGCCTAGCCATTGCGCGTTCTTTGCTCTCTCGTTCCATAATTTTGGACAACACGATTTCTTTATACTCAGCTAAGCGCATGCCATAAGGTGCGTTTAATGCTTCTAACAACGCCCAGCCACCACGTACTCTTTTTGCAACCATTCCTGGAGTTAAACCATTCTTTTTTATCAATTCATTTTCATGTTCGGTAAATTTATATGGTTTACCGTTAATCTTTACGATACTCATTTATTCCACCTCTATATATGCGTGTCTTATTGTTATGCTGTCATACTCTAGTATTTCGTCCGGATTGTTATATAAGTAATCTGCCAGCGCTTCTTTTTCTTTATCCACATCATCGAAATGATGATATTCAACTTCTGTAGGTATTCTTATATCAATCGTTGCATTTATATATGCTTGTTGTTGCATTAAATCACTTCATTTCTCTTTTTCTTTTACGTCTGACTTTCACTAAGTCCTCATATACCATCCATTCTTGACCTGTGTATTTAGGTGCTTTACATATCCACGTTAAATTCACATCTCTATACTGATATCTGAATATCTTCGCTTTGATGTTGGCAACTTCAGTCGCCTTACCTTTAACGTCTATAACTTCAACCAGTTTCCCTTCCTTCCACAAAGAGAAATCGGCTATATACGTAATCGGTCTTTGTTTCCCGAATTTAGGTTGTAATTCAAATTTCGGTTGTATTTCGATACGATCATAGTTAGTGCCATTCATATTACTTTCTAAATATTGGTAATATTCACACTCTACTTTGCTATCAAATACAATTCCTTTGTACTCAACTTTCTTAGCGTTGTATTTACTCATTGTGCCACCTCTAAATATCAAATATCGTTGCTTGTAATCCTAGCTCTTGCTCATATAGAAGCCCGTGAGCGCCTTTAAATCGTTTTAGGTCACTATCAGTCATAATTTTCTTTTCGTCGCTGAAATGGGCTCCTGTGAGCGAATAAACTTCATTTACGTTGTCTTTATACTTGATGACCTTAATATCTTCTGTGCCATCTTCTCGGTATAAGTAATATTTTTCTTTCGGCATTTTTAACACTCCTTAATATTCGACGATAGCGGGGCGTGTATGACGTTCTGCAAGTTTTTGGATAAATAGGTCGTACAACCTATTTTCATCGCCCTGCGCCTCGTCTATGAGTTTCTGAGCGTACATATCTGAACACTCAAGTTTAGTTTTTAAAAATTCTTTGGTAATCATAGTTTTAAACCTCTAGTTCTGTAATCTTGACCGTCCATCTTGATTAGTGTTGTATTGCTCATGATTCTGCTGAATATACGTTGTAAGTCTTTGTTTTTTGTCATTTCTTTCTCATCTAAGTTAGTAGTAAAGATGTTGTGTTTGCCTATCCTACTTTCAATAAGCTCGAACATCTTGCTAGTAGCGAATTCATTCATGTTGATACCGTAATCATCGAATACCATCAAATCGACATCACTTATAATTTGAGCCAATTCCTGTTCGGTCATAGCAGTTTGGTTGTTATAAGTGTTTTTAATTGTTGATATCAATTGAGGTACGTTCATATATAACACTGTGTAGCCTTTAGCTTTAACTGATTTAACAATACTCATTGATAAGTGTGATTTACCTGTACCGAATGAACCTTGGATTAGTAGCGATTGTTTATTGTCTAACGTGAAATTGTTTGCGTAACGTTCGCATAAGTTTTTTGCATACACTAGTTGTTCATTAGTCGGATTGTAATTATCAAACGTTGCTTTCGTTAGATCTTCGTTCATTATCGATTGCTTGAATATGCGTTCTGCTTTTCTCCGCCTGTTTCTCTTGTGATAGTTTTCAGTTGATTGTTTGGCATACTCTATCATTTCGCAGTCACAACCATGTTTGAATTCTGAACCGTCATCAAATTTGTAATAGTCGTACTTACGTCCACAGTTCTCACATTTCAAATCAAACGCTTGTTCAATGATTTGCTTTTTTAAAGTTGGTTTCTTTGCTAAGTTCTGGAATGACTCCACTTTCTCACTCCTTTAAAATGGTAAATTTTCTATACTTGATTGTGATGCACGCTGGAATGCATCTACATATTGATTAGATTCGTTATTAATTTTCGCTGTTTGGTTTTTATAATTATCAAAGTTTCCACTAAATAACGTTTTAGGTCGCAAATACTCATCCATTTTCGGATTACCTTTCCATTGAGCAGTCATGTTATCAATTACTGTAAAGAAATCTTCTTTTGAATTATCTTCATTAAATCTAGCTTGTATCAGTTTTTGATTAGCTTTAGATTTATGACTAAACTTCTTGCCGGTCTTTTCGTTTAGATAATCAATAATCTCTTTGTATGGGATGCGTGTCGGGTTGCCCGACAATATATCTATTCTATTTATATTGTTATTACTTGTATTATTAATACTTGTAATATTCTCTTTGACATTTGCGTCAATAGGGGTATTGACAGAATTATCAATAGGGGTATTGATTTTTGCGTCAATAGGTATTGACGTTTGCGTCAAGGGGTACATCTTCCTTTGTTTAACTTCATTACCTTCTTTGATAATTTCGATTTTTAGATAACCAAAGTTGGTAAGGTTCGAAATTCTACGAGATATAGTTTCCTTAACAACGTTGTATAAAGTTGCAAAGTAACCATTACTTGCTGTGCAGTATCCGTATTTGTTACTTAAAGATGTTATTTCTGCAAAAAGTAACTTTTCGCTGTCAGTAAGTCGGTTATCGTATCTGACATTTGCTGTAATTATTGAGTAGTAACTTGGTTGGTCAGTCATGTTGATTCTCCTTTCTGGTATAATTTTGTTATCGCTACTGCGTTAGATTGGGGGTGAATAATTATGGATCCTATTTTAGGTAAAGGTATTGATAAAATTATTCAAGGTGCTGCAGATGGACCTATCAAAACATTAAATTCTACTTGGGATTTAATTTTTGGTGGATATCATAACTGGGTTGCTAAAATACAATATAAACGAGAATTAGACTTGACTGACTTTAAAGCTAATATTGAATCTAAGGTAAAAAAGATACCTGATAATAATCTACAAGAACCTGAACTTTCAATAATTGGACCCGCTATTGAAAGTTCTAAATTTTATATTAGCGAAAGAGTAATAAGAGATCTTTTCTCTAATTTAATTGCATCTGCAATGGACAATCGCAAAACAAATGACGTACATCACTCTTTTGTTGAGCTTATTAAACAAATGTCACCTAAAGATGCAATATTGTTTAAATTTCTATGCAATCAAAAAGTTATTCCGGCTGTAAGATACAAATATATACGAGACAATAGTAAGGCAGGCGACTTTTTGTCAGATAGTATTATTTCTAATTCACCAATCGATTTAAATTCAACAGAAATTTCATTAAATAATTTAGAAAGAATTGGTTTATTAAAAATTGACATAGGTCTAAATTCTTATACTAATGAAAATCTTTATGAAAGTTTTGATGATCCCAAAATAATCAATAATTATATTCAAAAATATGAAAAAGAAACTTACAAAAAAGTTCGTGATGTTTTTAATATGATTAATCATTTTGGTATAGAAAATATATCTCGTTACTATAATTTATCTATCAATGAAGTTTATACAATTGTAAAACCTGCCTGTATTGAGTATGACAAGGGGTACATTGAAATTACCTCTTTTGGCAAAGCATTTGCCAAATGTTGTTTTTAATATCTAGAAAATGGTTTTCCTACAGCTTTTTTATAATTTCTAACATTCCTAATCTCTTCCGCCAAGATGACGATTAGGAGTGCTATTTTTATTACTCTTAGTCTATTCATTCATTTTTCTCTCCTTTCAACATTTTATTGAGCCTCTCATCAACTTTTATCCACGAGTCATGCAAGTGGTATTTATCATCAAACGACTTAACGCCAATCGCATGTTGCTCGTTGTGATGTTCGCGACATAACGCTAATACATGTTTGTCGTAGTGATTCATCTTATTTCTGTTCATACCTCTACCGACTGCTTCGTAATGTGCTAGGTCAGCGTGAGGCTTTCCGCATATAATGCAATGACGCGTAACAGTTGCCCAATAAAGATAATTTTTTTCTTCTTTCATCAATTTGCTTGTTTTATAATTTAATGGAATCGCATTTGTAAAAATCCACTCAAACATCGCTTCTATAATTTGCTTGGCTATAGTTCGAGAACAATTTGATAAAGATATGCGTTCTTCATAGCCATACAGAAACTTCACATAATCTTGGAACATTTGTCTCATATAATCTCGAGGCTGTCCTGTATGAGCTTCTATATCGTTACACAATGCGAATATCAATTTGCGTTGTTGTCCAGTGATAGAATTCGGATCTATCACTGAACAATCAACATCAATTGGCTGGTTCAAATCTAGCAACGTTAGCGCTTCATCTGGTATCTCTACACCGGTAACAACTACATCATATAAACCATTGTTATTTTGTTGGTATTTGATGATTTGTGCCACTTAATCACACCCTAGAAAGGCAAATCGTCATCAGATATATCAATAGAATTATTAGTATTTTCAAACGGATTATTATTCACATTAGAGTTGTTAGAACTCTCATTGTTATCATTTTTTTCGTTTTCTTTAATTCCAACTTTTTCATAAACTGCTGTACCTTCAAATTTCCAAAATCTTTTTAATACTGTATTCCATTTATCTTTATAATCATTATATTTTCGTTCTAACTCAATATTGATTGGTTTACCGATTACATCTCGTTCAGTAAAATTAAATTGACCATTATTGTCATCAATGCCTATTGCCTTCAAGAATGTGTATAACCAGTTTTTGGCGAAGTCGTTTGAAGTATCGCCGTTTGCATAATGAGTGAATTCTCCTTCTTCTTTATGAATAAACGTGATTACAAATTGTGGATGTCCATTCTTAGACTCTTTAGATTCGAAGTTTTTAACTTTCACACTGTATTGTCCTGGTTGCATGTAGTTACCTAATTCTTGTGCGCCTTGTAAGTTTAAATTGAAGTTCATAATTAATTACCGTCCTTTTTAGTTTTTTATTAGTTTCCGTTTTGTGCCATATCTATAATTTTTGAAATTGAAGCATTTTTAATACCTGGATTATTGATTGTTATTTGCGGATTATGCCTAACTTTAGTTGTATATAAATTAGAAGGTTCTACAGAAAACACATAATCGTGTGTCGCATTTCCGTTCTCATCTGTATGATCTTTTATAAATGTGTGTCCTATAATGTCGAACTGAGTTACTAAGTTGTTGTGTATTGCCGGTTGTACTTCAATTGATATTCTAGGGTTAATAATTTTTCCGTTCTCATCTTTATCTTCTGAGTTAAGCCCTTCATGTCCTGTAAGCACAACGTGAAATCCGAGCTTATCTTTAACCTTTAATAGGTGCCTAATCGAGTTAACAATTAATTTAGATGCTTCCCCATAATCTTGAATTCTTGCTTTTTTGACTTGGTGCGTGTTCATCACATGAGTCAGCGTTATATCTCTTAACTTTTGTGCTGTTTCAATTACAACCACATCAAGTAACTTTCCTCTTTGTCTAGCTGTATTTACAATCGATTCAATACTCGCAATTGTGTTTCTAAAAGCAATGTAATTGTCGACTCTCTTCACAAAACCTTGTCGCGTTACTTGAGTACCATCTTCGTGAATATCGATAATAAAAGCGTTGTTTTCTCTAGTAGCTAAAGTCGTCTTGCCGGTTCCTGATTTGCCATATACCATAATTGAATAATAGTTCTGAGTATCTTCGTTAATTTCTTCAATACCTAGTTCTTGTAAAATGTCTTGTTCCTCACTCATCACTTAATCACCAAACTTTCCGTTACCTTTAATTCAGCGCCCGGAATATCTTTGCCAGCTTTCAAATCATCGATTAGTTGCTTAGAATTAAGCTTTGGCGCTTGTGATAGCCAATAATCCTTTGGAATAAGTTTTTCATCGATAATATTTTTACTAGCCCCGTTTTTGCGCTTGTAAATGTGATTAGTAGCTGTGCGGTAACTATCTACTTCCTGTGTTTCTAACATCTCTTTTAAGTGATCTCTTAATCGATCAGTTAAATTTTGTTTTTGTTTCTTTAAATTTTGAAGTCGCTTAATCTCTTTATCTATGACATCTATGTCACCTAAAGTTTCACGTCTCCAATTGACAATGTTATCTACTTTGACATTCATTTCTGCTTGAATAGAATCTAATGTGTCTTTTAATAATGTTTGATCTAATTCATCTTGATTAGACAACTCTTTAAATGCTTCTGATAACTCATATAGATTAGCCATCGCTTAACGCCTCCCCTGCAATCATCTTTTTAGCTTTCTCGTATCTAGCCAATATTGTGTTATCGTCATCTACATTGTTGTGCATATTTATTGATGCGACTTTTCCTAAATAGTCATCGCTGTAGTGCCAGACCCATATAACGTTGTACTTATAATCAACTTGATAAGAAGTGCTTTGTACACGTTCTATTAAGTCAATTGCCATTCGTTTAAATTTATGTGTTTTCATATCGCACCTACCATTTCATGACTAAGTTAATTAGTCTGTCATAATCATCTGCGTTTTCTTCAATCCATTCGTAAATAGATTGATTCAATATGTCTAATGCTGTGTATAGATCGTTCTCATTAGTTATGTTTATGCCGTCGATAAACTTATCTTCTAAATCTAAGATATTCACCAGAATGCTGTGGTCCTTCTTCTTAACTGCTAATTTAAAATCAAATCCGTCTACATTAATTACCTTTTGACATACCTCGCCTATTTCGTAATACATCTTGACTTCCTCCGTTTTTCGTTTTATATTGAACTTGAATTTTATTTCCTGAATATTTGATACTGTTACTCATTGCCGTGAGTAGCAGTTTTTTTATTCTTCATAAAAGTATTCCTTATAAAATATGAATGTCGCTATGCTTGCGAATCCTGCAATCGACCATGCTGTAGTGAAGTACAGCAATGGCATAAGCACAATTGCTAAGACTGTGAAGCATAGTACTGCTACTAGGTAGCTTTTATAAATGTTACTCATTTTCTTTTTTCTCCTCTTTGGTTGTTTCATCGTTTATCAAACCTTGCATTTCCATTAATTTTTGAGGTATACCAGCTTTTAACTGGATTTCGTATAACATTTGTTGAATGTGTGGTGGCACTTCTACCATTCCTTTCGTGTATAATTTAGTTATCTCCTAGTGAAAGGAGGTGATAAGTATGGAATTTAATGATTTTCAAAATTTCTTTGGTGAACTTAGTAATCAAGCCGAAAAAGAATTCGGTGGTGACAGTGACTTTTTTAGAGATAGAATAAATAAGTTGAAAGAAGATGCTCCTGAAAACGTATCTTACGAAATTATTTATTCAATAGCTTTATACGAAAGCTTAAAAGCTCAACAAGATATGAAAATTTTGAATACAGTTAAATATCTTTTAAATCGTGACTAGCAATATCCAACAATGATTTGCTCTGAGCATTATTAATTTTTGGATAATCAAAATTTCTAAGTTTAAATCTTGTGTTTTTCTCAATCTTCCAAACCTTCCAAGTCGCAACTGCCATTGTGATGAGGAAGGTTGTTTTGTATAGTGTGTTCATTTGTTTATGCTCCTTTCGTGTATAATGTTGTTTAAGAGGTGCATTGCTCGGGTTATAGTACTTTAAATTCAACACCGTCTATTTGAACGAACAGATTATCTAAATCAGGGATTTGTTTTTTATATAAACCAAATCTTGATTTAATATCTTTTAATAAATAGAGATTCAAATCTCCAATTGATAATAGTTGTCTATTACCTGCTTCGTCATAGTAGTAATAAATGACTTTTTTTGTTTTGATCTTCCATTTGCTGCGCCCTCCTGTTAAGCAGTTACGTTAGCTTCATAACCGAATTCAGTCATGATTTCATGTATTTTCAATCTACCTTTTTGTGTCCATCTAGTTTGTAAAACTGTGTCTTCTCTACCGTCAGAGCGTACAATTGGTATAGTGTCTGATTCTGTGTAACTCTTGCCCATGTGTTCTGAGTAAAGCACCCACTGTTTATTCACTTTTCGTTGTAATCTAGCTTCGTGTAGTAGTTTGTTTAACTTTTGTGCTGATATACCGTAGTCTGCCGCGATTTGAGTTGTAGCTAATGTTCCAGTTGACTTTAAGATTTCATCTACATAGTCTGCTTTGGGTTTTAGCTCTCCAATTTCTTGTTGTAAAAGTAAGTTTTGCTCTTTTTCTTTCTTATACTCAGTCAACACTGTAATGATGTAGTCTGGATCTTTTAATGTTTGTTCAATTACATTGTCTGTTGCGTATATACCGTGTTTGCGAATAGCTGGTAGGACATCTGATGTTACCCATCGTTTGAATTTCCGAGCGGTTTCTCTGATTTTTTCGTTTTTGCTTTGTTTAGAAGCATCGAAGATTAGACTGTATAATCCTGATTCGTTGATTAATGTCACAGTCCTTAATTGACCTGCGTACCTAATTTGGGTACGTAGCTTATCCTCATCCTCTACATGGTTATTTATAGCGTTTCGATAATTTGAATATCCTAATATCTTAGCTACTTCGTTACCTACAACGTATGGTTCATTTTCGATTGTTAATGTATTTACTGGTAATTCTTCAAAATTAAATGTTTGTAATGCTTGCATTGTTCGTTCCTCCTTTTAAGATGTTTGTACAGTTTTCTGTACATTTTGTTCAAAAAAATATCTACCTACTTTTGTTGGCGGGATTTCTAATAATTCACAGATTCGTTTTATTTCCCATTGTGTGAATAAATTTTTTCCTTGCAACTTGTGATTAATAGATGTCCTTGAAATAGGGATTGCGTTCGCTAAAGAACTTTGGCTATATCTATACTCTGCCATTCTTTCGTACAGCAAACTATAATCGAAATTGTATATCATAAACTCACCTCCCTTCTTGTTCGGTTTTCTGTACAAATCAATTAAAACACCTTTGTTTAAATAAGTCAACACATAAAATACATTTTTCTGTACAACATTTGTTAAAAATTATTGATAATCGTCATTGTACGTAGTATTATATTCTTAGGAGGTGTTCAGAAATATGAACAGTTTTAAGGATAGATTAAAGCAAATTATGTCTGAACGGAAGATATCTCAATCAGAGCTATCAAGAAGGACTGGTATTGGCAGAAACTCAATTAGCGATTATTTAAATGGAAAATATGAAGCGAAACAAGACAAAGTCTTTGAACTAGCAAAGGCTTTAAACGTTAACGAAGCGTGGCTTATGGGTTTTGATATTTCTAAGAATAGAAAAATTGAAAATAACGACATCACTTCCATATACAGTAAACTCACGCCTCCAAGACAAAAAAACGTACTTAACTACGCAAATGAGCAATTAGATGAACAGAATAAAGTCACTTCTATAGATGAATATAAAGAGTCTAAACTAGTATCGTATATTGCATGTGGTGCAACTGGTGCTGGCATAGGAGAAGAATTATATGATGACATATTGCATGAAGAAG